AAAATATAAAAAACCTAGAACCAAAGTTAATTAATGTATGCAACGGATATAATGTCCTTTTTTTGCCCTTGGTTTACTTGTTTTTTTGCCCTGCAACTGCGACTAAATGCAACCCTATGGGGAAAATCCACCCTCGCTACAGTGATATACCCCTTCATATTTTTTTATTAATTATTTAGGTATCGTTCTTCAGTCTCTCTTCTAGTCTTAAAGTCATCTTTAAAATCTAATAACTCGCTAGTAACACCATTCCAGTCATTGTTTTGTAAATAAGACAAAAATGTAGGAGTTCTAGTTAAGTTACCATATTGAAAGCCAATAGAAGCTACAACAGTCTGTTGTTTAGTGTTTAAATCATTAAAATTAAACCCTGTATGTTTTTCATATTGTTGTATAATACTAGCAGTATAATGAGCTTTACTTCTTGAATTAATTAAAGATTGTTCTTCTGCTGATAATATTAATGGCTGTTCTTTTAAAAATTTTTCAGCATTTTTACCAGACATGCTAGTATAAGGTACTAACTTATCTACTAATTCACTAGACAATCCCATTTTAACAAGACTCTCTCTATTTTTTTCTTTTAAATCAAATCCCATGGCTACAGTTACCCCAGAGTTATCTGTAGGTACTTTACCATAAATAGTATTACCTTCTAATTCACCTATAAATTTCCAGTCAATTTTATTCTCACTCATATTATATAAATCTGTCCTTTTGTATTTCTGTTCCGATTGTGTTTTCCATAAACTTCTCCAAGTCTCTGTCCAATAATTCATTTTTATGTTGGTTGTAGGATAAGATTTGGTCTCTGTCCATACGCTCAACCCAAGCATTAGCGGCAATAGCCACAGCATCAATTTGGTCATCATGTCTCAAAGCTCCCTTGTCTCTAGTCAACCTAGTCATCTGTCTAAACAACTGATGGTCAGGTTCTAATTTAAAGTCTTCTTTAATAAGTAAGTCATCTACCACAAGCCTATGACTATTCATAATTGGCTCTAAGGTATCTATAATACGCTTCTCTTTTTGTATATTATGTCTTACTTCTTCTATTTCGCATGGGTGTACTTTAGCCATTATAGGTTTTAACAACTGTGTTGCCATACCGTCACCAAAGTTACTCTCAATAACTACATAGTTTACATCATTTTTCTTAGCTATATTAGACAATCTATACAGAGTATCTTCATCATAGCCACCATCTAATGCACCTACAGAGGTCAAATATAGCACTCCATGAAGCATTTTAAGCACCGCATACGCTGTTTTGTCCTCTCCACGACCACTAGGGTCAATAGACATAATAGTGCCCTCAAATGGTGTAAATTCTTTAGACATATTCATAGGTGCTACGTAATAGTCACCTTTGAGTCCTACATTAGGTAACTCAGGGTCTATAGCTTTTATTTGTTCAGGAGAACTAGCCCACTGTATTTTAGCAGGAGCTTCCTTCCATGTAGAACAACCAGATGCTACAATTAAATCATTTAATTTAAGAGGGTATCTGTTAGCGTCAGACATAGTAGTGTCTAACATAAACTGTAAGTTGAATCCACTTTTACCGTAACTTGAAAGTCTTTCCATAAGGTCTACCTCGTCAAACCTTTTAGGGTCTGTAGGTTTACCTTCTAATTCTTTTGTGTCTACAATCATTTTAGCCAGTTTATGACCATAACCAATTCTTTGTTTTTTATCAGGATATAGTGCTGTCCATATTCTAGTTTTAAAACCTCTTTCTTCTAGGTCATTGTATAATGACATTTCTGTTTGAGGTGTACCTAGAAATATAATACGTCCTACTTCTGGTTTTATGATTGCATCAAATTCTTTTACTGTCTCACCAAGTCTATCACGCATAAGTTGCGTCTGTGAGTTGTTGGCAGACTCTACGTCATCAGCAATAATTAAATCTGCACGTGAACCTGTAAGTTGTCCTGTGATACCCATAGACTTAACACTTGGTGCATGTGATGCTAACGCAGGTGCTACATCAAAACTAATTTTTGAATGTCTTTGGTTATCTCTAGGTATTAAATGAGACAATAAAGGCATCTCACCTATTAACCTTTGTGTAAATGTACTGAAATCATCAGCCCTACTTTTAGAAGCAGATACAACTAATATGTTACGTTGTGGGTTTAGAAGTAATTGATGACAGACAAATGCTGAAGTAATCCATGATTTGCCTACACCCCTAAAGGCTTCTATAACTAATCTCTTGTCAGATGACTGAAGATAGTCTGCTATATCGTATTGTATAGGTGTTGGTTCTGGTAGATTTAAGTGTTTCCAACATAAATACAAAAAATTTTTAAAGTTCTTAATTCGTTTATCCATTTGTATCAAACGGTACGTCATCTAAAATGTTGTCAGTCTTTTTATTAAGATTATCTGTACTATAAGTTTTACAGACTTCTAAACATACCTTCATTTCTGAAGCGGTTAGCTCTTCTCCTGATTTTAATTTTGTATATGCGTGTTTAACTAATAACTCTGGTAATTCTTTGACAATATCATCTATACTAACGACCTTGTCCGTTGTATTTTTTGAAGGTGCTTCTTTTGTTTGGTCTTTTTGCATGTCTTCCTTTTCTCTTCTTAGGTTTATCTCGTAATTCTACAAGATTAAAATTTATTCTAGCCATAATTAAGGTGTGTGATATTCCATTAAACGAGATTGTTGTTCATTTTGAACTTCTCGTTGTAGTTTTTCTTTATCTTTTTTTAATTCGTTTATTTCTTTTTTTTGATTTTCTATAATGTCGTCTTTGCTTGGTTGTATTAAGTCTGTAAGACTTTTATCCATAGAGCTCCTAAGTTATTTTAATATTAATGTTTTAATACTTTTTTCACCCATGTATATTTCTGTTTCTGCTTTAGATTTAATACATTGATATTCTACATTGTTACCAGTATTTGAACGCATAGCAATTCTTTTACCTTTTAAACATTTTGACATACTATCTTGTATTCTGTGTTCTTTAATTTCACCATTAACAATCATAAGTAAAGCAATAACTGTTTCAATCATATTATTTTACCTTTGTTAATACCTTTTTTAATTATATATTTTTGTGTGCCGTTAGCACCTATCTCTACTTCTTTTTTTAAGTCTTTAACAAAACCCATTTGCTTTGTTTTTTTACGCATATCATTGATATATTGGACAATTTTCTTAGTAACTCTTCCCATTTGCTCTTACCTTATCCTTTAATTCTTCAATATCATCAAGAGCTTTTTCTAATTGTTTTTGTGTAAACTCAATATTAACTTTATTAGTCATATTTTGTTCTTGTGTGTTCTGTAATTTTTCTACAGTTTTATATAGCTCTTCTAAAAGCATGAATTGTTCAGAATCAGTAGTAGTTTGTTCACTCTTTTTAAGTAAATCAGAGTTCATTAACTCTCTTGACGTTTCTAAACTTGTTAATCTTGCAGTAACTTCTGTATATGCAAACACTCCCATAACAACACCTGCTATAATACCTATCATATTTTTAATAGGCATACTTACTGCTGTGTCTTGTGAGATTTTCATATTAATTACTTCTTAACTAATGAGCCACCAAAGTATAAACCTATGATAGCTGATACTAGGTTAGTATCTAAAGGTGTAATAACTAAACTATTGGAAGATAGTGTTACCCATTTCATTATTTCTTTTTCAGGTATAAAGAAAAATGCAGGTTTAAATTCTAAATAACCTACAATTACGCTTACATCTGGTTGAAATATAGGCATTAATTTAGGTAGTAATATAATTGCAAAGACAGCAGTTAAAGCTATAATTCTTCTAGTCCACTGAAAACCTTTGTTGTCATATTCTCTAGCTTCTTTAAAACCTTGTTGTTGTACTTCTGCTCTTTGTATAAGCATTTTTTGTTCTGCTTGTTTTGCTTTAATACTTTGTGACCAGATGCTCATAACTCCACCAAGAACGGTAGAGCCCAACATTGTTATCATTTCAAATGGCATATCTTATATCCACCATAATATTATTGACCATATAGCAAAAGCTATACATACTTTTTTGTTATCTTTAATTTTTGTTACAACATGGTTTTTCCATTGTGTAGGCGTTTCTCCATATATCATCATACTGATTCTCCTATTTTTTTACATTGCATTGATATTACTATTTGTCTTTTCATAAACTCTTCATGGACTGACATACCAATAGAAGACACAGTATTTACACACTGTTCTTCACTTGTTAATTGTTTTGTTAAAGGTAAGTCACCTTCTAAACATAAGTTTTGTCCATTTACTGCTAATACACATAGTATTGCTGTTATTTTAAACATTACTTTTTCCTCTTTTTCTTTTTTGATATAACTAAGTTTTCAATATTTTCTATAATTTTATCAAGAAAGCCAAAAAAACTATAAAGAAATCTATCAATCATTTTACTTAAATTGGAATACACCAATAATTGTTCCAATAATTGTACCTAAAAATACTAATACTTTTACCATACCCTTACCTGTTGATACATCATTTCTTAAACTCTTAACTTCTTTTCTTAATTCATTTATATTGTCGTTTAATACTTTCATTCGTTCAGCACAAAGTTTCTCATGTGATGAAAGTCTAACACCAGTAGCGACTTCGCTATACTCTTTTGGTGTTATCTTTTTTCTAGGCATTACAATCCGTAATCGCCTTTAAATTTATTGTATAAGAAAGTCATGTCGCTATCTGAAATATTACTTGCCCAAATTCCACAAAATCCTATTTGAGTATTCCAATTATCATATACACTAGGGTCATTTCTACCCCCAATATCAAATCTTGCATTAGATGGTAAAGATGTATTATTGTTAGTAACACTAGATGTGCTAGTTATTTGAGTATTGTTTATGTAAAGTTGTTTAGTACCACCTACTTTTCTAAAAACATAAAAATCCCAATCTAACCAAGAATTACTAGAAACATTAAATGTAGTATCATTAGAATAATTATAGTGTGCTACTTGATTGGTACTACTATATATATTTCCACCAATAGCTTCGTTTGTAGTTTTGTTTCCATACATAAATATTCCTGTATCAGCATTACTATTTGTATTTGAAACTTTTAAAAAGAAAGCAATAGTATAATTTTGTAAATTACCAGAGATATTTCCAATTACTGCACTTGGAGCTGTACCAGACGCATTATGTTGAATGTAAGTTATTCCACTATTTGTTGTCACAGTACCATTGTTTAAATCTAAATTTGTTGTACTTCCACTTTTACTACCATAATTTGTTATGTTAGTTAAAGTTGAGCCAGAACCAGACCAAGAAGAACTATTACTTGGGTCAATATAAAATTCAGCAGTACCTAAAATTCCTTCATCAGCAGTTATAATACTAAATTGTCTATCAGTAGTTTTACCATTTGCTGTTGCTCTTAAAGTAAATGTGTTTGTAGTGTCAGAACTTACTGCATTTGCTGTACCAGTAATTGCACCAGTTGATGAGTTTAATGAAAATCCAGCACCAGATAAAACTGAAGTAGTTTCAGAATATGCAACTGTATCACTATCTGGGTCTGTTGCTGATACTGAAAAGTTTGCATTTGAATTTTCTGTAACAGAGCCTAAAGAACCACTAGCAGTTTGCCAACTAGGTGTGTTATCTACACTAATTAATCCTGTAGCTGAAGTTCCTGCTACTCCAGTTGCAGAAGTTACCTTAACTTTGTAAGGTTCTTGTGCATTTAAAAAAGATGATTTAGGTGCTACTGCTGTAATTTGTGTAGAACTATCTACTGTTGTTGTTGAAGCATCAAATGACGCTGAAGAACCTACAAAACTTGCTACTGCACCAGATGTAAAATTTGTTCCAGTAATTACAATAGTTTGATTACCACCTGCACCACTGTCTACTTCTCCATCATCAACTGAAGTTATTGTTGAAATTGGTTCAAGTGTATTAAATGCAGATGCACCTCTACCCTCAAAAAATCCAGTAGTAGAATTATATCTCCATTGACCTGTAGTAGACCCTCGTTGTGCTGTTGTACCTGAAGCAACTTTAGTACCCTCTGTACCAGTATCGCTTATGTTTTCAAATGATACATCAAGATTACTTCCTGCTATCTTACCATTAGATGTAGAAAGTAATTTAGAGAGGTCTCTAGCTTTTGTCA